ATCAAGGAGGCTTTACTGGTTCGGGAGAGCTCACCGGAGCATCTGTAACAAATCCAGATACTGCAATACCTGTTGCAGACCGTGTGTTACTAGGCGACATGAAATCACTGTTGGCTAAAGCAGGTGAGACAAATCGAATATTACAACAGGAAACTCTTAAAACAGCACAAGCGTCCAGTGACGTAAATACAGAATCAAACGCAATTATACAAAAGTTAGATGCACTAATTGCAAAAAATAATGATTTGCTAGAAGAAGCCAGACTTCAAACTACTAAATTAGACGCATCAGCTCGCGCAAATAAAGCCCAAGCAGATACGGCAGCTCTTGCAAACGTCTATACCTTCTCGTAAAAACAATGCCTACAACTAATGATGCGATAAATATAACACAACTTCGGAATCATTAAATGACCTGGCGAAAATATTTTAAAAGTAGCAACATACCTAGCAACGTAAGTCCTATAGGCAGTGGCCGTAGCAGTGGTGCAAACCCCGACTATCGCAACTTCGAAAGCAACTTACCTGACGTATACATTGGTCACCCAAACCGTACTGAACGTTATAATCAGTACGAGCAGATGGACATGGATTCAGAGATCAATGCCGCACTAGATATTCTTGCTGAGTTTATGACACAGAAGAACGAGTCAAATGGTACAAACTTTGACATACACTTTAAAGATAATCCCACAGACAACGAAGTAAACATAATCAAAGAACAGTTGCAACAGTGGGTATCACTTAATGAATTAAACAAACGCACGTTTAAGATCATACGAAATACAATCAAATACGGCGATCAGGTGTTTGTGCGTGACCCAGAGAACTTTAAGTTATTTTGGGTAGAAATGAGTAAGGTCACGAAGGTTATTGTTAACGAAGCAGAAGGTAAAAAGCCTGAACAGTACCTCATTAAAGATATTAACCCCAACTTCCAAAATCTCACAGTCACATCAGTAGCCGCAACGGACACTTATATTAATCATCCGCAAGTTGGCGGACCTAGCGGTGCATACACTCAACCAGCGACACCATATTCGGGTGGTAGTAGATTTAGCCACGCACAAAATGAAACTGCTATTGATGCACAGCACGTGATACACATGAGCCTAACAGAAGGGTTAGACGCTTATTGGCCTTTTGGTAACAGTGTGCTAGAGAATGTGTTTAAGGTTTACAAGCAAAAAGAACTGCTTGAAGACGCTATTATTATATACAGAATACAACGTGCGCCAGAGCGTAGAGTATTCAAAATTGACGTGGGTAACATGCCAACACACATGGCAATGGCTTATGTGGAACGTATTAAGAACGAAATACACCAGCGACGTATCCCAACACAAACAGGTGGCGGCGCTAACATGATGGATGCAACATATAATCCGTTAGCAATGATGGAAGATTACTTCTTCCCAGTTACAGCAGAAGGACGTGGCAGCAGTATCGATGTTTTTCCTGGAGGACAGAATCTAGGCGAAATTACAGATTTACGTTTCTTTACTAACAAGTTGTTCCGTGGACTGCGTATTCCTAGCAGTTATTTGCCTACAGGATTAGAAGATGGCACTCAAAGTTATAATGACGGGCGTGTTGGTACAGCACTAATACAAGAATGGCGCTTTAATCAGTATTGTAAACGTTTACAAAACATGATTGTTGATAAACTCGATCAAGAGTTTAAGACATTTATGCGGTGGCGTGGTATTAATATTGATAGTCAGCTGTTTGATCTTAAATTAGAAGAGCCGCAAAACTTTGCACAGTATAGACAAGCAGATGTCGACAGTGCTAGAATTGCTACATTTGCACAGTTAGAAGCATATCCGTATATGAGCAAGCGTTTCTTAATGAAGCGGTATTTGGGCATGACTGAGCAAGAAATGACAGAGAACGAAGAAATGTGGGCACAAGAACAGGGCGATATAGAAACAGCACCAGCAGATGATGCATCACTACGCAATGTAGGCATCAGCCCAGGAACCATTGCAGGTGACCTAGACAACGTGGAAACTGCTGAAGCAGTCCCCCCAGGAGCTGAAGAAGCCGCAGGCGGCGCACCAACAGGTGTTCCTGATACAGTAGGACCGGGTTCAGCACAAGGTCCTGGTCCTGGCGCCGCAGGAGCCCAACCATCAGCCCAAACTGCAGGATAGTATAAATAATACTATGTTTTTAGCTGAACTCTATCAAAAGACCGAAAAAGGATACTACTCACCAGGCGACGATAACTCAACCATCAAGTTGAGTGACATGCGCAAAGGTTCACGCCTTACTCTTGGTGATTTAAACAGACTGCGTATGAGCAACGATGTACGTAAAGTCGAACATGAGAAAAAGCTAGAAAGAGTATCAACCCAGTACAAACCACCCGTTGAAGCTGGTGGTCTAGGCGTATAGCACACAAAATCATTCAAAAAACACCTATTTAACTAGTAATATACAGTTATTTGTTAAATATTCAACAAGCCATATTAAATTAAGGAGTCACTATGAACAAATATGAACAGCTTATAGAATACATCATCAACGAAGATGAAGACAAAGCCAAGGCTTTATTTCATGACATCGTTGTTGAAAAATCACGAGACATTTATGAGTCTTTGATGGACGAAGAAACCGTTGACGAAACAATTGGTGGAAACGAAGTCGAAGATTTGGTAGACGAAATACAAGCCGACGAAACCGACGGCATTCCTGAAGGCGAAGAAGAAGAGATGGACGCTGAAGAGGAAATGATGGGCGGTGACGACGAAGAGCATGCAGATGAAGAGCACGGTGAGCTTGAAGATAAAGTTATGGATCTTGAAAAAGAACTTGACGAACTTAAAGCAGAATTTGATGCACTCATGGCAGACGAAATGGAAGAGCCAGCACACAGTGATATGGCAGACGACATGGAAACTGATGCTGAAGAGTTAGAAATGTACGAAGGCGATAAGAAAGAAGAAGAAGCAGTAGAAGAGGAAAAAGAAGAAGAAGTTTCCGAAGATGCTGAAGAAGTTGCAGAAGACGAAGAAGTAGTTGAAGATGCTGAAGAAGTAGCAGAGTCAACAAAGCCACAAGCAAAATACTCTAAGTCAGCAGTTGATCTTATGCGTGAGTATGTTGAAAAAGTTGCAATGCCAACAGGCGAAGACAACAAAGCAGTATCACCAGTAGCAAGTAAGAACGACATGGGTGGTAAGGCAGTTGATCCAACTGGTGGAGACAGCAACCCAGACGGCACAAGCGCACCTAAAGAAGGTAAAGTAGATAAAATGCCACATGCTGGTAACTACCAAAACGTTCCAGGTGCTAAAGCAGACCTAAGCAAAGCAACAGGTGCTAAGACTGCTGAAGAAGGCGGTGTCAACAAAGACAGCGTTGAAAAAGGTGGCAACTAAACTAGGACAATAATATGGCTTTGTACCTAAAAGAGAATCTTACATTTGATCGGGCCAAGATTGAGGTCATCACAGAAGACAGCAACACCGGTCAAGGTAAGGATCTATATATGAAAGGGATATTCATTGAGGGAGGCGTCAAAAACGCTAATGCTCGTGTTTATCCCATTCACGAAATTGAAAAAGCCGTTTCAAGTATTAATGAGCAAATCAAAGAAGGACATAGCGTCCTAGGCGAAGTAGATCACCCAGATGATTTAAAAATTAATTTGGATCGTGTATCACATATGATTGAAAGTATGTGGATGGACGGACCATGTGGCCACGGTAAACTTAAAATCCTTCCAACACCAATGGGAAAACTAGTAGAATCTATGATTACTAGCGGTGTTAAGTTGGGTGTTAGTTCACGTGGTAGCGGTGAAGTTAATGAGAGTTCGGGACACGTTAACAATTTTGAAATTATTACTGTTGACGTTGTCGCACAACCAAGTGCTCCACATGCTTATCCAACCCCAATTTATGAGGGGTTAATGAACATGCGTGGTGGACACAACGTATTTGAAGTAGCGAAAGAAGCTACTCAAGATCAAAGAGTACAAAAGTACCTGAAAGAAGGCGTTTTACGCTTAATCAAGGACCTTAAGTTAAAATAGGAGAACTAGATGTTAGATGCTATCAAGCCATTGATAGATAGCGGTATCATTAACGAAGATACGCAAGAAGCAATTACTGAGGCATGGGAAGCAAAACTTTCTGAAGCCAAAGAAACTGCTCGTGCAGAACTTCGTGAAGAATTTGCAAATCGCTATCAACATGACAAACAAGTAATGGTTGAAGCTCTAGACAAAATGGTAACTGAAAGTCTCCAATCAGAACTTGAAGAATTTGCTTCAGAAAAGCAAGCACTTGCTGAAGATCGTGTGAAGTTCAAAACACACATGAACGAAAGCAGTGCTAAGTTTAATGATTTCATGGTAACAAAATTAGCAGAAGAAATCAAAGAACTTAGAACAGATCGCAAACAGTACGAGAATAGTGTATCTAAACTCGAACAGTTTGTTATCAAGCAACTTGCAGAAGAGATTCAAGAGTTTGAGCAAGACAAGCAGGCAGTAGTAGAAACAAAAGTCCGCTTGATTGCAGGAGCAAAAGACAAATTAGCAGAATTACAGCAGAACTTTGTAGCACGTAGTTCGGCACTTGTTAAAGAGTCAGTTGCTAAAAACCTAGAGTCAGAAATGACTCAACTCAAAGAAGACATCCATCAAGCACGTGAAAACATGTTTGGTCGTCAAATCTTTGAAGCCTTTGCTTCAGAATTCGCTGTTACTCACTTAAATGAGAACAAAGAAATCAAGAAGTTACAGGCTGTTGTTGCCGCCAAAGAGGAAGCTCTAGCAGAAGCTAAATCACAAGCAGAAGAAAAGGCAACGATTGCTGAGTCAAAAGATAAAGAAATCAAAATGATTAAAGAATCAGCAGAACGCAAGGATAAACTTGCTGACCTGTTGAAACCACTCAACAAAGAGAAAGCCGCAGTGATGAGCGAACTTCTCGAAAGTGTGCAGACTGCTAAGTTGCAGAATGCATATGACAAGTATCTACCGGCAGTTTTAAACGCAAATAGCAAAACAGTTAGCGAAGCGAAAGCAGTGTTAACCGAAAGCCGCGTTGAAGTTACTGGTGATAAATCTGCTAAACAAACCAACGCCAAGACCGAAGATGACAGCAATGTTGTTGAGATCAAGCGTTTAGCAGGGCTTAGATAACCCTAAAAGGAAAAGGAAAAGAAATGACACAAGCACTATTAGAAAGCCGTTGGGGCGAAACAAAAGATGCCCTGTTAGAAGGTTTAAACGGCGCCAAGCGCAGTACAATGGGTGTTGTTCTAGAGAACACACGCAAGAGTTTGATGGAGACCGCTACCGCTGGTTCAACAGCCGCTGGTAACGTTGCTACATTAAACCGTGTAATTTTACCAGTTATTAGACGAGTAATGCCAACCGTTATTGCTAACGAAATCGTTGGTGTTCAGCCTATGACAGGTCCAGTTGCACAGATTCACACACTACGTGTACGCTATGCTGATTCAGTTACATCAACAGCAAGTGCACCATTTGATACAAGCGTTACTGCTGGTGATGAAGCACTTTCACCATTCAAGATTGCTACAGTATATTCAGGTAGTTCTTCTACCGGTCGTGCTGATAGTACAAGTACACTTGAAGGTAACCCAGGTAACAAGATCAACGTCCAGATCTTAAAGCAAGTTGTTGAAGCTAAGACACGTAAGCTATCAGCACGTTGGACATTTGAAGCCGCTCAAGATGCGCAAGCAATGCACGGCTTAGATATTGAAGCAGAAGTTATGGCAGCTCTTGCACAAGAGATTACAGTTGAAATTGATCAAGAAGTTCTTGGTTCACTTCGTAGTCTTGCTGGTACTGAGTTCACATATAACCAGGCAGCAGTATCTGGTACAGCTACTTACGTTGGTGATGAGCATGCCGCATTGGCAGTTCTTATCAACAGAACAGCTAACTTGATTGCATCACGCACACGTCGTGGCGCAGGTAACTGGGCAGTTGTTTCACCAGCCGCTTTAACAGTTCTCCAGAGCGCAACAACAAGTGCTTTTGCACGTACAACTGAAGGCACATTTGAAGCACCTACAAACACTAAGTTTGTTGGTACATTGAATGGTGCAATGAAAGTTTATGTAGACAGCTATGCTAGTGATACACAAGCAGTTCTAGTTGGTTACAAAGGTTCAAGCGAAGCAGATGCAGCCGCATTCTATTGCCCATATGTTCCATTAATGAGCAGTGGTGTTGTGTTGGATCCATCAACACTTGAGCCAGTAGTTGGCTTTATGACACGTTATGGTTACGTTGAGCTTACAAACACAGCTTCATCGTTCGGTAACGCGGCAGATTACTTGGGTGAGATTGCAGTTTCAAATCTTTCATTCCAGTAATAGCTACAAAAACTTCCTAGTTTTAAACATAGGAAAAAACAGAAAAGGAGCCATAAGCTCCTTTTTTGTTGACTAACATTCCGTATTAGTGTATAAATATATACACGTTCAGCCGCAAGGCCGGAAGTAGACTTCATTATTAGTCGAAGGAACGCATTATCATCGTTCATCTCGAAAGAGACGGAAGTAGGTAATGTTTACCGAAGGAACGCACCTAACTGTAAGAAGGAGGGTGTTATTATGACAATGTGGACTCGCTATTGTAGGGAGCAAGCACAGAAAGACTTTCACAAGTCTCAAATGCTTAAAATCTTGTTGTTACGTGCAATACACGAAACAGACAAGTGAACTTCAAGGGGCTGAAACGCCCCTTTTTTGTGACTAACATTTCTATAAATACTATTGTTCAGTAGTTAGGTAAAACTGACTTATGCTGTCCCAACAGCGTAGCGACTAGAACTCGCATTGGACTTCTAACCAAGGAGAAAACAAATGGGAAGACCTATTAAAACAGCAAAAACAGTTGCAGGAATCTTAAAACTTCCAGCGGCAAACACAACAGGTACTA